GTCGCGAAGTACGGGGCAGCTCTCGTCCAGGCCCGGTTCGAGTCGGTCCTCGCGGGCAGGCTCACCCCCGAACAGGTCTCGACCCTTGTCGGCGGGTTGAACGTGTCCGCGTTCCTCGCCGACGACGGTCTCCCCGACACGGCCAAGATCACCGACTATGCGGCGGCCATCCCCGCGCCCGCCGCCCCGCAGACGCCCCCGCCCACGCCTCCGCGTGACCTCGGCGGTGGACGCACCACTCCGCCGCCCGCCACGGGCACCGCGGCAGGCCGCGCCCTCTACGAGGAGCGCACCAAGAAACGCACCGCCTGAGCACCACCAGCACCACGCGCCGTCCTCCCGTCATGGGCACAGGCGGCACCACCCGCCAGTCACCCCTAGCCCCCAGGAGGAGGCGAATCGTGGATCTCACCATGCGAACCGAGGTCTTCCAGAACGAGGACCAGTCGTGGCTGCGCAGCGGCCACGGCACTGACGCCACCAGGTCCATCACCCTCAAGGTGTCCGCGTTCACTGCCGGCACCCACTACCCGAACGGGTACTTCCCGTCCGGGACCGCGGTCGGTCTCTACACCAGCGGCCCGAACACCGGCCTGTACGGCCCGTACACGGCCGGTGCGACCGATGGCACCGAGAACCTCGCCGGGTTCGTGTTCACCGCGACCAAGTCCCCGGCCGTGAACACCACCAACGTGCAGGCCGCGCTCCTCGACCGGGGCGCTGTCCTCGTGTCGAAGCTGCCGGCGCCGTGGAACACCGCCATCAACTCGACCGCGCAGGCCACCAACCCGCGCTTCACCTACGCCTGAGAAAGGGGTGACGTCTGATGTACCTGTTCAACGACTACTTCACCCCGGCCGAACTGACGGGGTACGTGCGGGCTGCGCTGGCTGATCTGCCGGTCAACCAGTTCGCTCTGCGCCAGTGGCTCCCGTCCCGGTTCGTCCCGGACCTGGAGTACCGGTACAACAAGGGCACCGGCGGCCTGATCCCGGCCGCCCAGTACCGGTCGTACGACGCCGAGTCGCCGATCGCGAAGCGCAAGGGCATCGAACGCCGGTCCGGGTCGCTGCCGCCCATGTCGGAGAAGATCCGTCTCGGCGAGTACGACCGGCTCCGCATCCAGGCGAACCCGGACCAGAGCATCCGTGACCAGATCCTCTCGGACGCGGTGCTGCTGGCGAAGAAGCTGGAAGCCCGCGCGGAGAAGGCCCGCGCGGACGCCCTCGTCAACGGCAGCGTGACGTTGAACGAGAACGGTGTCGTCGCGAACGTCGACTTCGGCCGGAACCCGTCGAACGCGGTCACCGCGGCCACGCTGTGGTCGAACACGGCCACCGCTGACCCGCTCGCCGACCTGACCACGTGGGTGCAGTACTACGTGGACGTCAACGGGGAACCCCCCGGCGCGCTGGTGACCTCGACGAAGGTGAAGGGCTACCTGCTGCGGAACGCTGCGATCCGGCAGCTTGCGGGGACCCTCACGGGGACCCCGACGATCCTGTCGACCCCGGCGCTCCAGGCCGCGTTGGAGTCCCACGACCTGCCCATGCTCTACACCTACGACGCGAAGTACGAGGACGCGTCCGGTGCTGGGGCCAGGTTCGTGGCGGACAACCTCGCGATGCTGCTGCCGGAGCCGGTGTCCCCGGACTCTGGGGAGGGCTCCCAGTTGGGGGCCACGTTCTGGGGCAACACCGCGGAGTCGCTGGAACCGGAGTACGGTCTCGGCGGCGACGAGCCGGGCATCGTGGTCGGCAACTACAAGGTCCCGAACCCGCTGGGCCTGTGGACCAACGCTGCCGCGATCTCGCTGCCGGTGCTCGCCAACCCGGACATGTCGATGAAGCTGACGGTCGCCTGACATGGGCAGGGTTCTCGCGGCGAACGTGTGGGTCCTCGACCGCCTCTACATGGTGGGGGCGGTCGAGGGGGACGGTGTCCCTCCGGAGGTGGCTGCCCTCATCGGCGACCACTGCTGGGAGCCGTCTCCGGACGTTCCCCAGGCCGTGGACGAGGTCTCTCCACCGTCTCCCGAGGAACCGGAGGAGAAGGACACCGAGGGCAGCGACACCCCCGGGCCGGTGGAGCCACCTCGAGCGGGACGCGGGTCGTCCCGGGACGCGTGGGCTGACCACGCTGCCACCCTCGAGGTGACCGTCACGGACGACATGACCCGCGACGACATCATCGCCGCAGTCGACGCCGCCCAGGCCGAGTAGCTACAACCGAAGGGAGAGGTGAGGGGTCATGGCGTACGCGGTCCGTGCTGACGTCCACGCGAAATGGCCCCTCACTTCCCCTGTCGCCGAGGCCAGGGCGGACGCTGTCCTCGCTGAGGCGGAAGCGGTCCTGGACCGGCTGCTCCCCGGCTTGGCCGCGAACGTCGCTGCCTTGGCCGTGGACCCGGTCCTGGCCCGGATGGTGGTCACGAACGCTGTCATCCGAGTGTTGGCGAACCCTGGTGGCGCGTCGATGCAGACGATCGGACCCGAGTCGGTCCAGTTCACTGGTGTCCGCACCTTGGGGGCGGTGGCGTTCACGGACGCCGAGTTGGCGTTGTTGGCTCCCGCTACCCCGGGCGCGGTACCGGCAGTGGCCGGGTCAGCGGTCGGGTCGGCGAGCATCGGGTTCCCGTGGCTCCCGATCGGGCCTGCGCAGTGAGCCTCGGGGAGTAGAGGGTGCTCGTCCAGTTGGGGTCCCCTGTGACGGTCACGATTGTGCGTCGGACCAGGGCCGGGGTTGACCGGAACGGGAACGACACGTGGACCGAGACCTTGGTCCACGTGGACGGGTGCGCGTGGTGGCCTGGTTCCGCGGGCCGGAACGTGGCAGGGACACGGGATTACGGCGAAGAGACGTTCCGTAACCAGACCACGACCCGGGCACAGGTCATGTTCCCGTCGGGAACGGTCGTCAGCAGCGACGACCACGTGATCCTGCCCGCGTTGCCTTCTGCCCGGTGGGCCGTCGACGGTGACGGGTTGCAGTGGGAATCCCATTTCACGGGCGCCACGACGGGTGTCCAGGTGTCCGTCGCCAGGACCGACGGCTGAGAAAGGGGTTGAGCGGACATGGGGTCAACCTACGTACACCACTACGCCGAGTTCGGCCGGTACGTGTTGTCCGCTGACTGGATGGTCGCGGACATGCTGGCCAGGGCGGAGGCCGGCGCGACCGCGGCCCGGGCCGCTGCCCCACGGGACACCACGGCGTACGCGGATTCCATCGAAGCCGAGGCCGGGATCCGGCCCGCGACGGGACGGTACAAGCAGCGGGCCGTCGGCCGGGTCATCGCTCGTGACCCGGATTCGTTCCAGATCGAGCATGGCACCCGGAAGACTCCGGCGCACCGCACTCTCGGCACGTACGCGTTGCCTGCGATGAACCGCGGATAGGGCCGTGTACCCGTCTGTCGCAGGTTTGGTTGTGGCGGTGTTCTCGGCGGAGTGGCCGACGATCCGGTTCTGCACTGAGTTGCCGTCGAACGTCGAGGGCATGCTGCCGGTGGTGCAGGTGAACCGGTTCGGTGGTTCTGATGACACGGTCACGATGGACCGTGCCTATATCGACGTCGACGTGTGGCATGGGTCGTTGACGGCAGCCGAGGACTTGGCGTCCGAGTTGCACACGTGGATGGTGCTGCGGATGCCGGGGAAGTGGGCGACGGTCGGGGCTGCTGGTCCTGGTGTGGTCGCGTCGTGTAGGGCGCAGACCGGGATGTACCAGCGTCCCTCGGGGAACCCTGACCTGTTCCGGGTCGGCGGAGCGTACACGGTCCGCGCGCATTCGTTCCGTCCCAGTTAGTTCCGGCGACAAGCCGACCAGATCGAACCCTCACCGACTGGTGAGGGGCGGCCAGGGGTGGCCAAGCAGCAGCCCGCGCGGGCCCGTCATGGGTCTCTCTGGGCCAATCACTCGTCACAAGGCTGACTCAGGAGGTCCCCAATGGCCGTCAACACGCCCTATGTCCTTGCTGGTATCGCCGCCGCTGGTTCGTCCGGCGCGGAGCTGTGCTGGTTCGCGGACACCGCGACCACGCTTCCCACCGACCCGTCCACTGCCCTGTCGACCACGGCAGCGACCGAAGTCCAGACCGTCACCATCACCGGGTCCCCGACCGGTGGCACGTTCACCCTGTCGTTCCAGGGCCAGACCACTGCACCGATCGCCTACAACGCTGCCGCGGCTGCGGTGGACTCGGCGTTGGAGGCCCTGTCGTCGATCGGCGCCGGGAACGTGGTCGTGGCGGGGACTGGGCCGTGGACGGTGACGTTCGCGGGGGCCCTCGCCAACCAGGGCGTTGACCTGATGGTCGCCAACGGTGCCGCACTGACCGGTGGTACGTCCCCGTCCATCGCGGTGGCACGGACCACGGCCGGGAAGACCGGGTGGAAGTCGCCTGGTCTGATCTCCGAGGACGGCGCATCCCAGGACGTCAAGGAGAACTCGAAGGAGATCCGGGCCTACGGCCTGGCGACCCCGGTCCGGAAGATCGTCACGTCCAGCGACATCACGATGAAGACCACGATGCTGGAGACGAACCCGGTCTCCGCGGCGGTCTACCACCGGATGCCTCTGAACGGGATCACGGTGACTGGTGGCGCGTTCACGACCACGGAGGGCGTGTTCCGGTCCCGCCGGTACGCGTTCTGCGTGGATGCCGTGGACGGCCTGAACAAGATCCGCATGGTGTGCCCGAACGTGGAGGTCACCGACCGCGACGGCAAGCAGATCAAGAACGGTGAGGTGATCCAGTACGGGGTCACTCTGACCGCGTACCCGGACACCCTCGGGAACGCCGCGTACACGTACCACTTCGTGTCCGGGCTGACCTGACCCGTGGACGTGTGACGTCGAACTTCCTCCGAAGCCCTGCTTGATGGCCCGGACCCCATCCCCCCGGTTGTGTGGTCCGGGCCATCAAGCATGTCCCCCTCGAGTGTGCATCCCGTGCCGTCTCACCCCTGGCCCGGCACGGGATGCACGTACCACCCGATCACCCTGGCCAGGGGAGTGCTAGGGGATGAAACACCATGGCTGCACGTGCACCACAGGACCGGCGCCCGAAGAAGACGCCAGCCCCCGCTGACGCGGCGAATGGGGCGGTCGCTCACATCTGCGGGCAACCGGTGACTGTCCCCCACCCGGACGGGTGGCGGCAGACCGCGAACGACGCGTTGACCGAGGGCCGGTACAACGAGTGGGCGGTCCGTGTCCTGGCCCGTGACGACGCCATCACCTGGTATGACCTGGATCCGACGAACGCGGAAGTGGCAGCGTTCTTCGACGAGGCGTACGAGGCGTTGGCTGCTGCCGCCGCGCCGAGTGACCGGGCACGGCTCGACGCGTTGCGGTTGCGGCGCCGCCGGTAGTGGTCTCCGCGGTCAGCGCGCTGATCGCTGACGCGACCACGGGTACCGTCACCCCTGTCAGTCTGGCCGGGGTGACGGTACCCGTCCTGCACCCGTCGATGTGGCCGCCGGGTGCTGTGGTCGCGTTGGCTGATGGGGCGTGGCATGCGTGGGCGGCCTTGTGTACCGCTGACGACGGCGAGTCATGGACCGCAGCTGACCCGTCCACCGATGACCTGCGTGTCTTCTCGGATGACCTCGAAGAGGCTCTCGGGCAACGACTCCAGGACATCGCGGATGTCGTGTCGGTGTTGGACAACCACGCGGCGGCGGTCACTGCTGACCTGCGTCGCTGGTACAACGTGGATGTCCGCTGGTTGTGGGCCACTGATGCTGCCATCAGGGTGTCTCACACTCACGTGAGACACCTGTTGGATCATTTGCCGCCGGAGTCGGCGTACAAGACCGCGTTACGGGACCGGTTGACGTCGAAAGATTTCCAGGACGCCCCGGAACCGGACGGGTGGGGTCCGTGGTCGCGGACCGAGGAACTTCTCGCTGTCCTCATCGACCACGTCAACTGGTTGCAGTACGCGACGCTCGCTGCTGCCGGCGGGAAACCGTCCGAGCCGGTCCCGTTCCGGCGGCCGGGTGTCGGCCAGTCGGGTCGTGAACGACGGATCCACGCGGCGTTGACTGCCGCGCACGTCCAGTACTTGCGGGACCACGACGGGGCTGCACCCCCACCCGGTTGGGACCACGGCGTCGACGCCGCCGCAATCAACTAGTGATGGCCTTGAGAGAGTAGGTGACCCGTGGCGGACGCGAAGATCACTGGGTCGACTGCGGTCGAGGTGGTCCCAGATGCCCGGCAGTGGGCTACCCGGTTGCGGGCTGCGATCATCCGGGACGCGGACCGGATCGGCGCCGAGTTCGGGAAACGGCTCGGTGACGCGGCTGGGAAGACCATCAGTGACGGTGTCGGCGACGGGATCGAGAAGGGGACCAGGGAACAGGAACGGGAAGCGCCCGCGAAGGGCGCCCGGGCTGGGTCGGCGTTCGCGGCGGGTTTCAAGAAAGCTGTCGAGGCCGCGTTACGGAATCTGCCGGAGATCACCGTCGACGCTGACACTGACCCGGCCCGGTTGGAGTTGGCGCGGCTGCGGGCACAGATCGAGGCATTGTCCGGGCTGGACATCGGTGTCGACTTGGACGCCGAAACGGCCCGTGCACAGTTGGCTGAGTTGCAGGCCCGGTTGTCCCGGTTGGCGGCGTCCGATGCTGACGTCGGGGTCCGAGTGGACGCGGCGGCGGCGTCCGCTGAGCTGGCCAGGTTCTCTGCCCAGGTGGAGCGGTTGGACGGGCAGACCGCTGACGTCGATGTCGATGTCGACACGGCGGGCGCGAGGGCACAACTCGATGGGATGGGCGCGTCGGGGAACATCGCGTCGGGCCGGATCCTGGGGTTGGTGTCGGCGGTTGCCCTGCTGGGGACGACGGTCGGGCCGGTCGCGGCGGTCGCTGTCGGTGGCCTGATGGCGATCGCTGGTGCGGCTGGTGCGGCGGCTGCTGGTGTCGGCGTGCTGGTGTTGGCGTTGGCGCCGGTGATCGGTGCGTTTCAGGCGGTCTCGCAGCAGCAGGACCGTGCAGGGACCACGGCGTCACAGGCCGCGTCACGGTCGTTGGCGTTGGCGTCCGCGCAGGATTCGCTGCGGTCGGCGTTGCGTGGTGTGGCGTCAGCGCAGGCGGACGCGGCCCAGGCGACGGAGCGGGCTGCCCGCCGGATCGACGACGCGAAACAGTCGTTGACGCGGGCCTACGAGCGGGCAGCGGAGCAGGCCGAGGACTCGGCGCGGCGCATCGCGGACGCTGAGCGGGGCCTCGCGGACGCCTACCGGGACGCCGAGGTCGCAGCGGAACAGTCGGCGCGGCGGATCGGTGACGCTGAACGTGCGGTCGCGGACGCGCAACGCGACGCGACGCTCGCGCAAGAGGACTTGACCCGTGCCAGGCAGGACGCACGGCGGGCCGCGGAAGACCTCGCTGAACGGGTCGAGGACTTGGCCCGGTCCGAAGAGGACGCCCAACTGGGCATCTTGGAGGCGAAGAAACGTCTCGATGAGGCGAACGCTGACCCGCGGGTCAGCGACCTCACCCGCCGGCGCGCGGAGTTGGCGTACAGGGAGTCGTTGGACCGGCTCGACGATGTCAACACGGCGCAACGCCGGGCCGCTGAGGACAAGGCCGAATCGGATGCCCGGGGTGTCGAGGGGTCCGAGCAGGTGTCGGCGGCGTTGCGGCGGGTCGAGGACGCGGCTCGAGCGATCTCTGACGCCCAGCAGGGTGTCCGGGACGCGCAGCAGGATGCGGCACGCCAAGCCGAGGATTCTGCGCGGCGCATCGCGGACGCTGAACGGGGTGTCGCGGACGCCCGGCAGGACGCGGCCCGTGACGCGGTCGATTCGGCTCGGCGGATCGAGGACGCGCAGCAGGCGGTCGCTGATGCGCAACGTGACGCCGCGGATGTGCAGCGCCGCGCTGCGGAGCAAGTGTTGGCCGCGCAGCAGGCTGTGATCAACGCGCAGCGGGGTATCGAGCAGGCTTCTGCGTCCGCGGGGAACGTGGGGGGCGCGGCAGCGGACAAGATGCGCAGGAAGCTCGCTGAACTGTCCCCTGAGGGACGCCGGTTCGTGAAGTTCCTGACCGACGAATTGGTCCCTCAGTTCAAGGAACTGTCCCTGGTCGCCCAGGTCGGGTTGTTGCCGGGGTTGCAGGCCGGGTTGTCGGATTTCCTGTCGGCGGGCCCGTTGGTCAAGCAGGTCGTGGCGTCCATTTCCACGGCGGTAGGGGATCTCGCTGCTGACGCGGGGCGGGCGTTCACGTCCCCGTTCTGGCAGGACTTCCTCCGGTTCGCTCGTGACGAGTTCCCGCCTGTGATCGCCACGTTGGGTCGGATCTTCGGGAACCTTGCGTCTGCGGCAGCGGGACTGTTGATCGCGTTCGACCCGGTCAACGATCTCGTCCTGGCGGGGGTCGAGAACCTGTCCGCGAAGCTGCGGGACCTGTCCACTGACACCGACCCTGACTCGCCGATCCAACGGTTCGTGGCGTGGTTCTTGGAGAACGGTCCGACTGTGGCTGGGGCGATCGGTGACATCGCTGTCGGCGTGTTCGATCTGGTCGTGGCGTTGGCCCCGTTGGGGGTGTCGGTCGCGGAAGGCCTCGGGAACCTGGCCAGGTTCATCGGTGAGCTTCCCCCACCGGTCCTGGAGGCGGTCGCGTTGGGGGTTGCCGCGTTGGCTGCGTCGCTGGCCGCGGTGAACGCTGCGTCAGCGATCGGGACTGCGGCGGCAGCGCTCGGCCCTGCGGGGCCGTGGGTGTTGGGGATCGCCGCGTTGGGGGTCGCAGCGACCGTCGCGTACCGGAACTTCGCGCCGTTCCGGGATGCCGTGAACGCTGTGTTCCGGGCGTTGCGTGACGTTGTGACATCGGTCAGGGACGACGCCCGCCCGTTGCTCGACTACTTGGGACAGTCGGCTCGCGGTGCTGGACGTTCTTTCGGGGAGTTCCTCCGTGAGGTGGGGCCGCTGGCAGCGTTGCTGATCAGGACACTGGAACCAGTCCTCCGAGTGATCATCACCCAGCATTTGGTGACGTTGATCGGCGTACTGAAGGTCGTCGAGTTGGCGTTGAAGCCGTTGACGTTGCAGGCCCAGTTGTTGACAGCAGTGTTGGAGCGGTTCGGGGTCAATGTCGGCGCGGCTGGTGCCGGCGCCACAGACATGGGGTCCGCGGCGTCGACTGCCGCTGACCAGGTCGACAGGCTCCGGGAGGCGCAGGAGGAAGCAGCGGACGCTGCCCGGAAGCTGGCCGATGACACGTTGTCGTTGCGGGACGCCGAGAACCGGTACGAGGAGGCGATCGACGCTGCTGAGGAGGCCGTGAAACGGAACGGTGCGACTCTCGACGTGAACACGGAGAAGGGTCGGGCGAACCGGTCCGCGCTCGACGACATCGCTGTGGCGGCGAATGCGTACGCGCAGCAGCTCGCCGACAACGGGGCGTCCGAGCAGACCATTCAACGGCACCTCGACACGTCCCGGGAGCGGCTGATCCAGGCTGGTATCCGGTTCGGGCAGACCCGGGACGAGGCGAAGAAGTACGCCGACCAAGTGTTGAAGGTGCCCACGAAGCAGCGGACGGACGTGTCGGCGCCGGGTGCGACGACCGCGAAGAAGCATGTCGACGATGTGCGGGAGGCGCACCGGTTGTTGGCGTCTCAGTCGTCGACGACGAAGACGGCGGTGACGTCGAACTGGGAGAAGATCCGGGATCTCGCGAAGACACCGGTCAGGTTCGTCATCAACACGGTCATGGGTGGGATGGCGTCGGCGTTCAACTCGTTGTCGTCGCGGATCGGTGGCCCGACACTGCCGGTGCCGAGGGCGAGTTTCGCTGGTGGCGGGGTCATGCCGGGGTACACGCCGGGCCGCGATGTCCACGAGTTCTTCTCCCCGACGGGCGGTTTCCTTGCCTTGTCCGGTGGGGAAGCGGTGATGCGGCCTGAGTTCACGCGGGCCGTGGGAGGTAAAGCTGGTGTCGATGAGTTGAACGAGTTGGCTCGTGGTGGTGCCCCGTTGGCGGAAATGTTCGGTCAACGGTTCGCGGACGGCGGGATCATCAACTTCATCAAGGGTAAGGCGGCGTCGGCGTGGGATTGGATGCTCGACAAGGGCAGTGACTTGTACCGGGCGTTCACGAACCCGGCCCAGTTCTTGGGGTCGGTGACGGTTCCCGGTGCTGGGGCTGGGTTCGGTGCGTTGGCCGCGAAGGCGGGGTCGGCGGCGAAGTCCGCGCTCGTGTCGAAGTTGTCGGGGTTGTGGGAGTCGTTCAAGGACGCGTTCAGTGTGTCCGGTGTCGGCGGGTTCCCACCCGGTGGCGGAATCGGCATGGGGTACCAGGCGATGACGAAGTGGGTTCAACAGTTCTTACCGGGGGTGGCGATCACGTCGACGTACCGGCCTGGGGCGATCACGAGTAGTGGTAACACGTCGTATCACGCGTTGGGTCGTGCACTGGATTTGGCGCCTAGCATGGACACCTTCAACAAGATCAAGAAGTCGTACGGGTCGAGCATCCGAGAACTGATCTACTCCCCAGCGGGGAACGCCCAGGTCAAGAACGGGCAAGCGTACTATTACGGTGAACCGGTAAGAAGTGGACATTTTTCGCATGTGCACTGGGCAATGTCCAACGGCGGCGTGGTTCCTGGGTTCGCGCCGATCCGTTACGACGAAGGCGGCTGGCTGCCAACTGGCCTGTCGACGGTCGTGAACAAGACGGGAGCCCCGGAACCGGTCCTGTCCGGCGCTCAATGGGACGCCATCCGCGCCAACGGTTCGGGGCCGTCGATCGGGAACCTGACCATCCAGATCCCCGACGGGAAGGTCACGTTGAACGGGATGTCTCCCGCTGACCGGGTCCGGTTCGCCCGCGACGTCCACACTGAGATCAACAACCTGGTGGGGGGCCGGACATGACGGCGTGGGCGTGGCGAGAACCGTACGGGCCGTTGACCGTTGGCCGGGTAACGGTCAACTGCCCGTGGGAGATCTCCACGAAGACGTCCGCAGGTGGGGGGCGAGTGGTGACCCTGTCCGGGCAGTCCTCGTCGCAGACGTTCGCCCCGCTCACACAGCCACAGATCCGCGCCCAATCTGAGGCGTTGCTTGCTTACGCGGGGCGGACGGTCCCGGTCGTGTTCTCTGGGTTCCCGCATCTGGATGGCTGGTACACGGTTGGTTCTCCGGGCGCTGATGAGTCGACGTGGAGGGCACACACGTCTATCGAGTGGGCGTTGGACTTGGTGCAGGTCGGCCGGGACGCTGACGTGGAAATCGAATCAGGTCTCGTCGGCGGGAACCGGGTCCACGTGTCGGCGGCGACCGCGGAACTGTGGCATGCGCCAGCGGTTGGGGCGTCCGCGTACATGGTGGGGTCATCGGTGCCGGGGTTCGTGGACCGGGTGTCCGCGACAGGAACGGTCCGCGTGTACCGGGCGTTGCCGGCGGCGTCGAATCCTCGGTGGGGGTCGCCGGCTGTAGCAGCGTTGGGGGGTGCGGCGCAGGTCAGCGTCGACGGGGACGTGTTGACTGGTGCCACGTCCGCTGACACGCCCGCTGATTGGGTGGTCGACAACGGCTTGGTCCGGGTCCAGCCGAGGACGTCTGCGGGGACGTTCCGGGTGACGTCGTACTTGGTGTCTGGGTGGGGGACCCCGAAGGTTTTCGATGTGAAGCGGAACGGGGTGTCCCTGGGCGCGGCGTCGCATGTGACGGTCGTCCGGAACGACCCGTGTGAGGTGGTGGTCCGGTTGACGTGGGACCACGCACCGTCGAGGTCGACTGTGGATGTCGCGGTCAAGCGTGGTGCTCGGCACGTGTCGCTGACGTTGCAGCAGGCGAACGTGGCTGGCCCGTGGCGCATCGACGACAACGGCGGCGGCGGCGTCGTCTCAGACCAGTTAGCCGCGTCCGGGTACATCGAACGGCAACCCTCTGACGTGGACGGCAACTTCTGGGTAATCGGAACCACTGTTGCTGCCGCCGCTGCTGGGACGTTCGGGTTACAGGGGTCGGCCCCGTCTTCCGTGATGCCTTGCTATGTGGGCGTGGTCCGGTCGGGGCAGTTCGCGCAGCCCGGTGACACTGCGGCGCAAGTGAACGCCCAGTACTTGGGGACACCGGGAGAGACGGAGAGGGTGATCTCCCGGTGATCAGTCAGGTGCTCCGGAAGTGTGGGCAGTGGTCGGTCACGTTACGGCCGGACGCTCCTGCCGGGCTGGTCGGGGGGTTGTCGCTGTTCGGGCATGTCGTGGTGGTCCCGGCCCGGATGAACCCGGTCGAGCGGGGCGAGGAAATGGTGTCCGCGGCCCGGTACGTGGGGGTCTTGCACTCGAAGCAGACCAGCGGCGGGCAGGTCACTCTGGCCGGGCTCGGGTTGGAGGCGTGGCTCGGCGACGACCAGGGCAAGGGCGAGGTCATCGAGCATCCCGCTGGGGCACTGTCCGGGGTGACGTTCGCGGCGGCGATCCGGGCTGTCCTACCAGCGTCCGGGGCGGTCGTTGAGGGCACCATCTACCCGGGCGTGCCGGGCACGTACAACGGGAACCACGCCTACCAGACCCCACGGACCGCGGTCGACTACGTGTGCGACACGATGGGCGGGGAGTGGCGGGTCAACCGGGACTGCACCCTTGACGCCGGGCCCGCTGCATCGTTGTTCAACGTGGCGTCACCGTCGTGTGTGATCGTCCGGAAGGACCCTGGGTATGACGTCGGGTTGAAGGCGTTGCCGGGGGCAGTGGATTCCACGGTCGACGCGAAGGAGTACACGACCCGGGTGGTCCTGGTGGCGGCTGCTCTGGCTGGGGGGACAGCGGACGCGGCGACGGTCCCGTACAAGGATTTCCACGGCAACCCTGTCGTGATCACTCGGGTAATCGACGAGCAGGACGACACGTTGATCGCGAACGCTCCGGCGCGGGCTGCGGCAGCGTTGGCGGCCACGAATGTTCTGCGGACCACGACCCGGTTGACGGCTGACGAGTTCGACATCGCGGGGGACTTCGCGCCCGGTGACGCGGTGTGGGTGTACGACCCTGCGGGTGGCGTGTTCGACACCGCGAACGAGGTCTTGTTCCGGGGGCAGACGATTCACCCGGTGAAGGTGCGGGTCACGGGGATGACGTGGCCGGTCGTGGACGGGTACACGGTCGCTTACCGGTCCGGGGACGGGGTGTGGACTGATCTGACGCCGTGGGTGGCGTGGGAGCCCCCTGGGGGCGGCGAGGTCGAGGTGTCGGACACGACGACGTCCCCGTTGTTGTCGGGGTTCGCGTCGATCGGCACTCAGGTCGCTGGCGGCGGCGGTGGCATGGGGGATACGGCTGTCCCCGGGGTGCCCGTGTTCGGGGCGTTCACCACGACGTCTTACCAACCGGACGACGGGTTGTCGCGGGCGTCAGTGAAGGCAGCGTGGGCGCAGCCGACGAACACGGACGGCAGCACCATCGTCGACGGTGACCGGTATGAGGTCCGGTACCGGCCGACGGGTACCGTCGACTGGCAGGTGATGGTCGTCCCGTTTGACCAGACGTCGGCTACGGTCACGAATCTGCCGCCGTCGACGGGGTTCGACTGGCAGATCCGGGCCGTCGACTATGCGACGCCCACGAACTATGGGGCGTGGTCGTCGACCACGACGTTCGCGACTGCTGATGACACGACCGCTCCGGGGACTCCTGCGGCGCCGTCTGTGGCCGCGTCCCTGATAGCGGTCCAGGTCACCCACACGTTGGGTCTCGCGGCGGGCGGGACGTTCAACCTGCCGTTGGACATGGACCACCTCGAAATCCACCTCGGGTCGTCCAGCGGGTTCACGCCGGACGCTTCGTCGCTGGCGGGGAAGCTCCAGGCGACGGGGGCCATGGTGTCGGGTGGTGTCGCCGCGGT